GATTGACAACTCACACCGCAGTGGCCTGCATCACTTGAACCTCAGGCGCGCGTGGTCAATCATAGTCTGCGGGGGGGGGTGTCTGCGAATTCACGTTAGCCCTCAAGGCCCACCAGTTTCTTCAGGCCGGCCAAGCAGTCGCCCCAGCCCCTGGTGTAGCCGGTCACTTCGCACCACGCCTTACTGTTGCAAGGCATGGTCAGCCAGTAGCCGTCTGCGCGTTTCTCCACCAGAGGCCTAACCCCTCGGTCAACCGGACCTTGGCCGGCAAGCTCTGTAGTCATTCGTTGCTCCTGTGCGGCCAAGGCCGGTTACCTCAAACGTTCGGCTTCATTAATACTCCACGATCATGCAGCGAAGAGGTCTTCAATCTTTGCGGTGGCGGCCGCAAGATTGGCCGCAGCCTGCGCGTAGTAGCTGGCTTTCAGTTCGGCGCCAACAAAGCGCCGGCCCATTTCCAGCGCCACGTAGCCCTCGCTTCCGATGCCCATAAATGGCGACAGCACAATGTCGCCCGGGTTCGTCCAAAGCATCACGCCGCGCCGGATCACGTCAAGCTGCAACGGGCAAATGTGGCGTTCGTCGTCGTGATCACGCGCGCTGCGGAATTGCAGGGTATCGCTTGGGTTGATATCCATCCAGACCGGGCTCGCCACCTTCTGCCACAAGTCCACCGGGAACTCGGCGCCGTGCGTCACGCGGTCTTCCTGCTCGCCTGGATTGCGCACTGTGATGAGATAGTCAGGAATGCCCATCCGGCACATCGCAGCGTTTTCGCGCACGCTTTTGTGCAGCAGGCCCAGTGCCTTGGTGCGCTGCATCGCGGTCACGGGGTCTTTCCAGATCGTCACCTTGGCATGGAAGATGAACCCGCGCTTCTGGAACGCCCGCAGCAGATCGCCGGGGAAATCCTTCAAGCCGATCACGCCGTCGCGCTCTTTGCTGCTGGGCGTGTCCATGCAGTGAAAGCTGATGTTTCGGCCCGGCTTCATCACGCGCCGCAGCTCGGCGATGAGAAAGTCCAGATGCGCGAAGAACTCGGCATCGTCACGCACGTTGCCCATATCGCGCGGGCTGTTGCTGTAGGTGTAGAGGCTGGCGAACGGTGGCGAGAAGATCGAGTAACCGATGCTCGCGTCAGGCAGGCCCTTCAACACTTCCACGCAGTCGCCGTGATAAGCGGCGTAGCGTTCGGTCACGATCTGATCAATGCAATTCATGCTGCTACTTTCAAGAATGCCGGCACGGTCACGCGCTGGCTTGCGTTGTGGATGTTGGTTTGCCGCGTGGTGCCTGTCACTTCCTGCATCACGGCATCGCGGGTTTCCTGGCTCAGGCTCTCGGCCATCTTGGTGGCGTCACGTTCCTTGCGCTTCAGGTTCGCCACCACCGCGCCCTCGGACGATGAAGCGAAGACATGCACATGCACATCGCGCAGCTGCCCGAAGCGCCAGCACCGCCGCACGGCCTGGTAATAAGCCTCGAAACTGTCAGTCACGCCCACGAAGGCCATGCGCGCCGAATGCTGCCAGTTCAAGCCAAAGCCGCAGATGCTCGGCTTGCTCACCAGCACGCGAAACCGGCCCGCCGCAAAGTCGGCCAGCCGTTGCTCCTTCACTTCGGTGCTGTCGGCGCCTGCAATCTGCACCGCGCCATTGATGGCATTGGTGAGTGCATCGCCTTCGGCATTGAGGTCGCACCACACGACCCACGGCTCTGCCGCTTCGCTGTTCACAATCGCGGCGCAGTCGCGCACGCGGTCAGCCGTTGAAATGCGGCGCGCATCGCGCCGCTCGCTCAAGGTCTGCGCCTCTGCGGCAAACAGCATCCCGTTCAGCGGCATTTCGGTCGCCACGGTGTGCTCGTGCAAGTGCAACGGCGGCAGCGCGTAGACCGAGTCATCGAAACCAAGATCAGACGGCCGGCGCACCATCGCGCCCCACTGGCTCACCCACTGCCAGAAGATGTGCCGCGCGTGGCCCTTTAGTCGCCATACGCTGGTATCGCCGCCGTCGTGCGTGAAGTATTCCGCCAGCATCTCAGCGCGCGTGCAAACGCCCAGGAACTCTGCATGGGTGCCTAGCTCGGTCCAGTCGTTCGGCGCCGGCGTTGCAGTCGCGCACAGTTTGAATGGCGTATCACGAAACGCGGTCAGCAGCGTGCGCAGTGTCTTGGCATCGTGGTGCTTGATGCAGCTCGACTCATCCAGCACCACAGCCCCGAAGATGGAGCAATCAAACCGATGCAGGCGGTCATAGTTCGTGATGCAGATCCGCGCGCCTTCGCTCGAGTCATAGTCGCTGCCATCGCGGCAGTGCAACACGCTCACGCCTATCTCTGCGCCTTCATCCACCGTCTGCGGTGCCACGGCCAGAGGGGCGAGAATCAGCACAGGGCGCCCGGTGTGCAGTCGCACGGCCTCGGCCCACGCCAGTTGCATGCGGCTCTTGCCAAGCCCGGTGTCTGCAAAGATCGCGGCGCGTCCACGCTTGCACGCCCACGACACCAACGCGCGCTGATGATCGAACAGCCCGTGATCTGGCATGTAGGCGCCGTGCGGTATGCCGGTCGGCTGCACGCGCGAGAGTTTCGTTATCACGTATTCGTCGTAGTTCATATTCCGTCAGTCGTTGTCCGCCACCAGTGAAGCCGAACACGCCAATCAAGCGGACTCGCCTTCGGCTCGCCGCTTATCGGCACCGTTCTGCGTCAGTCCCACGACTCACGCTTTGTTTCGCCGCATAGGTCGCATCGGCAGTCGTGCCACGTCACGCCGCTGTGCGTCACCAGCCATCTATGCTCGCAGGCCCCGAACATATCTGCCGTATGTTCGCAACGCGGTGTTGCAGGCTTTGTGGGCTCCGCAAAACTGTTTTGGCTACCACCCCACCAGGTCATGCGTGATCGTCGATCCTGGGGCAATCTAGATGCCTTCCTGTGGCATCCGCGTTCCTTGGCAAGCTCGATTGTCATTCCCTGCCCCTCACGAAAACCGCCACGCGCTCAGCCGTCTCGGCCTGGCGCCGACGGGTGTCGGCTCTGGCCAGCACGTCGGCGCTCGGCTCCGCGTCTCGATTGCGCAGCTTGTCGGCCAACTCGCGCAGTGAGTCGATGACGTGCGGCGGCGCACCGGATGCAGCCCCCAGCGCGAGCATCGGCGCAGTCACCGGTGCCGTGAGCTGGTAGGTCTCGCCACGGGAGAGCCTGCCCGATGCGGCTGCGGTTTCGAGCGCGACCTGACGGCGCTCCGTGTCGAAGCCGAGCGACGCCATCCAGCCTGGCGTATGGCCTTCGTGGCGCGCGGCCTGCACGATCCGGCTGTACGCCTCGCGGAACGCCATGCGTGCGCCGACCTCGTCGCCAGCGTCCAAAACCGGCCGAGCGATGCCCATGGCCTGCGCGATCTCCTCGGTCCAAACGACGGTCTCGGCCTCGTCCTGGCTGCGCAGCGCGATGGCCCATGCCTCCTCCGGCCCGGGGCGGCCATCGTCTGCTGCGGCGCCCTGCAACTGCGCGATCAGGTCGGCCGGCACAGGGACGAATCGCCCTCGCACTGGGTCGGCAACGTGGGCGTCCAGCGCGGCGCGCACATCGGCCAGTTCGTACCGCGCCAAGGCCCGGAAAAACAGCGCCGTGTTGGTGGCGGTGGGCCGGTACGCACCGCGGCTCAGCAGGGCGCAGACGGCGTCCAGCAGCTCGACGAAAGCCTGATGGTCGGATTCACGCATCGACGATCTCCCACGGTGGCGGGTTGGGTGCAAAGCCCAAAAGCCGGCGCGACTCGGCATTGCGCGCTTCGGTGTCGATCTGCGGCAGCGGATGGCGGCCGTTGGACGATGCCCCACGCTCGTCGGCCTTGAGCCATGCCGCCTCAAGTCCTTGCGATCCTCGGCGACACCAGACCCGGAGAAACGCCTCCAGCGTCAGCCCGGCCTTCGCCGCCTCGGTCCTGGCGCCTTCGAGGACCGTCGCCGTCACCGGCGCTCGCTTGGCCTTGCGCAGCGTCAGCCAATCGTCCCAGACCGCAGCGTCGACGCCTTCTGGGCACGGCATTCGTCTCGGCCTCGGTGGGGCAGTCGCCGCCTTGGCGGCGGCAGTGGCCGGCTTTCCACCGGCGTTCCGTTCGCGTTCGCGCTCTCCCCCTTTCCCGGAATCAGTGCTCCGGAATCCACTCTCCGGTATCAGTGCTCCGGAATCAGCCGGGTTCGACCCCCCTTGCACATCCCGGTTTTGACGTGATGCATGGCCGCCTGTTGGCATCAAAGCCTCGGACTTGTCTGGGGCTTCTGGCTCATGGGATGAGGGCAAAGCCTCAGGCTTTACCCACTTGCCATCGTCATCAAGCCTCAGGCTTTGGGGTGGTGGCAGGACGCTTTCAGGCTCCTTGTGGTGGGGGTGCTGGTGCTTATGGAACGCGATGATCTGGATCAAGCCTCGGGTTTCGACGGCATAGCGTTCGATGAATCCGAACCTCGACAGCTCGGCAAGGAGCGGCTCGACTTCGAGCGCGTCGAAGGGGAACAGCTCGCCCTTGATGCGCTTGGGGCGGTCCTCGAGGCGACCTTCGCGGTCCGCGAGCATCGGCAACAGCGCAAAGCACAGACGCGCTGCAAGGGAGCACTCGGCGAGATTTTCGTTCTTTGCGAAGCCGGGTTTGATGTTACGTGCACGAGCCATAAGTGGCGCCTTTCGAGAGTCTAGACGCTGCTCGGTGTATGAGCGCTGGCCGGCACCAAGTTGACCTTGGACCCCACAAGCGGGTTTGGCAAAGCTCCTGTCATGCCGCCTCCAACATCGTCCGCTCCGCCGCCAATCTATCGCGCCGCTTCGCCCAGTAGCGAGCGTTCACGACCGAACGAACGCGAAGGCGGTCAGGTTTTGGCGCCGGCACGCCTCGTCCGTAGGAGTATTTGGCAACAACGCCAGCGCCCCAGCCGCTGATATGGGCGAACCCGTGCCGTTCGAGCGCCGGCAGCAGTGCTGTGCGCAGATGCACCCTGCTGATTCCTGACGCCTCGATCATGTCGTCCATTGTCGCCGGCGCAATTTCGATCACTCTCAACACCCTGTCCACTGCAATCATGTTCGAGCTCGGCGTGATCTGCGCCGGCAGCGCACCGCCCCTGCTGCGCTTGCCTCGCAACGTGCGTTGGGGCGCCTCGGCATCTGCCTGATGGCCGAATGCGAAGACAGCCATCGGGCGAACGCGAGCCGCGAGGCGCCACGCACAGACGTGCACTCGGCCCAGCGTGCGCAGGCCCATGACCAAACTGTAGGCGCCCAAGTAGCTCAACCCGTGGCGATGTCGGAATTCTGGAATGGTTGATGGCCTGGCGCGCAGTAACGCCATCAACTCGACGTAGCCGGCCATGCCGGGGAACTTGCCACGGCTCATGCCGGCATTCCATCGCGCCGCAACTTGGCGAACCATCGCGGCTTTCGTTCCTTGAGGCGGTACACCTGGAGCGGCGGCATATCCTCGCCCCATTGACTGATCGCGCTCGGCGTGACGCCGAGCACTCTGGCCAATGACGCGGCGCTGCCGGCAAACTTGATTGCTTGTGATTTCCTCATGCGCTGCACTGTAGTCCAAGCGCATCGATAGTACAAGCCATCTTAATTACGTAAGATTCTTACGTAATTAGATCGCTTGACACTACCTTTCGAAGTGACGATCATTCGCGCCATGAACACACCCAACTTCGCCGCACTCGCGGCCGACATCATGGACTACAGACAGGAGCAGGCAACCCGTGACCGCGCCGCACTTGAGCGCTTGACGGTAGAGGTTGACTATGCGGCACGCGCAGTCAGGAATCGCGCAGGCGACGAGGCTTACCACGCTGCCATCATGATCGGTTCAATCCATCAGATGTTTGATGATGATGCCGTGATGATCCTGGCAGCTCTGTTTCATGGTCTGGTGGAGTTGCATCCGCCCGATGACAAACGGCGCGAATCTTTGTTCGCCATTCATGACGCAATCGAGGCCCTGAGTCCCGAATTACCTGAGGAGAGCGACCTGTGAGCATCATTCAACACGACACCGAGTTTGACACGCTTGAAGCGCGCGATGCGTACGACTCTGCGTGGGCCGAGGCAGAGCGTAATCTGTTTTCTGCAAAGCAGACTTGCGAAGACGCCTACATCACCGACATTGGCTACTCGCTCGTGACATGGTTCAGCGCGTCGATGCTTGTCGTCGTCATCGTTGCAATCGTGGGAGGCTGGCTATGAACGACACCACGCGCCGCTTCTCGCGCACTCTCGGCGAGGCATTCAAGGATGCCGACTACGCAGGATCGATCACGACGCCAAAGCGGCACGTCATCGGATTCCACGGGAGCATGCGCCCAGTCCGCCGGCATATCGGGACCGTGACCTATCTGGACTCGTCGCTGCTGGCGCGATTGCAGCGATGGGTGCATGCTTTCATTCTCAACCTCAGGAGCCCTCTGTGAACAAACCCGCAACCCAAAGGAAAGTTATGTCGACATCTCTCACCATCCGTCAGGGCGACGTTGCTCTAGTTCTCGTTTCGTCGCTGCCCGCTGGCTGCACCGCAGTGCCGCTCGACAAGGGCCGCATCGTGCTCGCCTATGGCGAAGTGACGGGTCACGCGCATGCCATCGCAGACCACGGCATCAGCGCAGAAGCTGCCGACGAGATTGCCGACGCCGCGATTGCGCGTGCGCGTGCGCGTCTGTGGAAGGCGCCGAACGGAGACACGTTCCTCGATGTGCGCGAGGCCGTGACGCTGAGGCATGAAGAGCACACCGCCCACGGCATTCCGCCAGGCGTCTATTTGGTCCCAAGGCAGGTCGAATACACGCCTGCCGCGCTGCGTCGTGTAGAGGACTGAGTTATGGTCAAGCTCATTGATTCACTGACATCTGAGCAGCGTTCTCAAATGGACGCATGGGCTGATCGATGGATCGACATCGGCCTTAGAACTGGCGCCGCAGATAGGCCCAAATTCGAGAAAGCAGCGCAAGCTTGTTATGCGTTCGCTGGCATTCCGTGGCACGGCCGCGTCGTTTGGGTTTCTTCTCCAATCGTTATGGCAATTGCTGCGCCTGTAGCTTCTCTCGTAATTCATATGCGGAATAAAACCGCCGTGGACGGTGCCGTGGACGGTGCCGTGAGCGATGCCGTGCGCGGTGCCGTGAGCGGTGCCGTGAGCGGTGCCGTGAGCGGTGCCGTGCGCGGTGCCGTGCGCGATGCCGTGAACGTTGCCGTGCGCGGTGCCGTGGGCGGTGCCGTGAGCGATGCCGTGCGCGGTGCCGTGGGCGATGCCGTGAGCGGTGCCGTGGGCGGTGCCGTGAGCGGTGCCGTGCGCGGTGGAAAAATACAGAAGGACATTGCTTCGTATATAGATATCATGTGGTCTAAATACATTGGCGGTCAATTTTGGGTTTCTGGTTGGCATTGGGGGGGCGCGTTCGCAAGTTATTTCAGAGAGATTTGCGGACTCGAATTGTCTGAAGACTTGTGGGAACGCGCATTGGCCTACGAAGCGACGCTAGAGTCTGCTTGCTGGTGGTATCCACATAAAGAATTCATCATTGTTTGTGAGCGCCCGACTGCAATTCACAGAGAATTGACTAGGCTAGATGTGATGCGAGGATGGGGATCGCATCGACTGCACTGCGCTGATGGTGCTGCGGTTTCCTGGCCTGATGGATGGGGCGTTTACTCTATTCATGGGGTGCAGATACCTTTCAAGCGACGCCACATTGTTGAGTCTCCTGAACTCATTACAGTCGCCGAGATTGAAAGTGAGACAAACGCAGAGATCCGCCGCGTGATGATCGACCGCTACGGAGCGGCTCGCTACGTTGCCGACAGCGGCTCGACAGTCGTGCATGAGCTACCTGCAGATCACGCAATGGTTGGCCTGCGCACTGCTCGTGTATTGCGCAAAGATATGCCAGACGACGAAGCCATTGTCTATGTTGACTTGCTCAACAGCACGCCAGAGCCTGACGGGACGATGAAGCGCTACATGCTGCGCGTTGATCCGAACGCTTATGACGGTGCGGCATCGAAGAATGCTCACGCTGCGGCTGCATCGACTTGGAGAAACGCTGATGGCTCGCTGACGTACAAGCGCTGGAAAGACTACGCGCCGGTAGCTGAATCATGAGCTGGTGGCAAAGTCAACAACTACTGGAACAGGAAGAATATGAAAGTCTACGCGGCTATCAACGCGGTCCAGTTTGACCTTTCAAAATCTGGGATCAGCAAGGACTCGACGAACACTTTCGACAACTACAAATTCCGTGGGATCGATGCGGTTTACAACGCGCTGTCGCCCTTGCTGGCGAAGCACGGACTCTGCATCCTGCCTCGCATGCTGACGCGGACCTGTGAGGAGCGCGTCTCACAGAAAGGCGGCGCTCTGTTCTATGTGACCATCGAGGCCGAGTTTGACTTCGTCGCTGCCGAGGATGGATCGAAACACACGGTGCGCACGTTTGGTGAGGCAATGGATCGCGGCGACAAGGCGACGAATAAAGCCATGAGCGCGGCATACAAATACGCAGCATTCCAGGCTTTTGCGATCCCGACCGAGGGTGACAACGACGCTGACGCAGTCACGCACGAAGTTGCGCACAAGGTGAGCTCCACAGAGGAGGCATGGAAGCGACTGCAACCTGAGTCACAGGATCGCATGCGCAAGGCCGCCGCAAAAGTCATTGCATGCCCTAGCGCATCATCGATGGTTGATGTGATCGACTCCGAAGACCTCGACCAAGATCACAAGGCGGGGCTCTGGTTCCTGCTCGACAGCAAAACTCGCAGCGCGATCAAGGCTGCGCAGAAGGCATCGGCGTGATGCCGAACGTTTGACATGAGCCGCATTTGCCGGCGCACAGGAGATTGAAGATGAACCAAAGCAGCACGCCGGCAAATGTCGGCTCGATGGAAGGGTTAGGCGCTGGTGACGAAGCGTGCAAGCCGACCCTCGCCACTCTGCGACAAGGCGACGTGGTTGCGCTGTACCGGAGCAACGTTCTGCAACGCTGGCAAGTCGGGCGCTGCACCGCGACGCGCATTACCGTGGACGGCAAGCAGTACACCCGCAATGGCTACGTGGTGGGTGCCCCGCGCGATGTTTGGCGCGGTCCGAACGAATGGCTGGAGGTGTGGGACGAGGCCAAGCACTCTGCCGAGATTGCACGCAAGCGTGCGCAAAGCAGACTTGACAAGTCGCGCGGCACTCTGGCCGCGTTTCGCTGGACGGCGGTAACGCAAGCCCAAGCCGATGCCGTGTTCGCCACGATGCAAAGCCTGGGCATGCTGGAA